TAAATAGCTGTGATGTAGATAAATTACATCTCTTGCTTGGAAATATGTCGGCGGTTCGAAACTGTGGATACAATCGAACCTATTCCACGGAGTGGATGAAAAATCTGCTATAATAGGTACACCAGGATACCTGTCTAGGATAGATGGTAGTATATGATCAAACCTCGGCGGGGCCGTGTAACTATCTCCTATGATATCAGCTTCGAATACTAGAAAGTCGGGATTGTCAAAGTCTAAAATAAAATCATCGGTACAGAATTCAAAGAAAAAATCTGTACATGAATAAGGACTATCTGTAGACTTTACAATAGTTTCGCTGCCATTATTTTCATACCTAGCAAATCTATATTTTTTCTTAGTGAGAAAAGGGTGAGACTTATTCATTTAAAAATTTAGTAAATGGGTCTTGAACAGGGTAGGTGTAAAAATTCTTCATATTGTGTGTTATGATGTCAATATTTGCTAGATATTTTTGATACCATTGTGTAAGATGTAATTGATTTAATCTTTGTATTTCACTAAGCCAGGCTGTTCTCCGCTGTTCACCATCCTTAATTTCATCGTAGCTGTAGTCTATAAAATCAGGAAATTCAAAATTTAAATTCCTTAATAATTTTATTATACCACATCCGCTGAACGGGAGAATAAAATGTCCTCGACATAACGGATTCCAGATTTTTTCAGAAGGTAGAGGATCATGAGTTTCTGTGGTTTCTACGAAAACGGAACAGTAACTATTTTCATAATAAAAACTATGAGGATGATTGTTCCAGTTATGGGGAATATAAGCGTTCTTTTCGTTATTGTCCACTGTGATTGTGTTGTCGATGGGATTCCATTTTGTAAAATTATCTAGGGTAGGATCCTCTAGGCATCCTACTAGTCTGTTACTAGATTGTTGATTGTACCAGCTTTGATAATCATTATTTGCCTCCGGGTTCATGTCCGATGTTAATATATGATTTTGATTAGCTGTATAGATGCTAGAAAAGTTTCTTACCAGTTCGTTTAAATGAAATCTAGCGCCTAGTTCAAAATCTTTTGGTTTGACTCTATTAATTACAAGGAATTTTTTTTGTTTTTCTTTTACTGGAAATAATTTTGGTTTCTTCCAGTGTAGGGATCTATGTTCCCATTTATATTCTAAATGTAAATTGCCTACATAATAATATCTAAACTGATCAAACCGCATATCAAAATATATGAAGTTATCTGCGGTGGCCCATGAAGGTATAGTTTCTAAGGTTGTGTAGTGTAAAATAGCCCATTTTCTGTTTTCTAAAAATTTGGGTTTTTTATCTAGATTTTTACCAATGTCATTTATTCCTGCAAAAGGTGAAGTAACACACTCTATAAGAATTGGTACGTTGGGGAATTTTTCTAAGCAGGAAATTATTTCTTCTTGATTATTTTCTGGATCATAACAGGCTGTTAAAATTCTAAAATTTAAAATTAAAATGTCAGGGTTCTTACTGTCGTGCGTCCATTTTCCGGGTATGAAATCAAAATAAACACTGTTACCTATGTTATTCGTATCGGTAGAAATTTTGCCATTGTCCCAGTCTAGCTTTAAGAATTTTCTTTTTAGTTTGTTGGCACTATATGATAAACTTTCCGCCATAGTTTTTTCTTTCTCGAACTGGGTCATTTAATTTTTCTGCTATGATATTTTTTAAATGATATCGTTGTTCCATTATATCTCGTATTTCTAAGGCTCTTCTGCCTACTTCTTCGAGGGTGTATAGCTTTTCAACTCTATGTTTTTTAAAATCGTCTTCTAACTGCCAAACAGTGGCATGAATATTGTAGAGCTGTTCAATTTCATTTTTTACCAGGTCTAAATCTAAACTCTTAATTTGTTCTTGATAAAATTCTAACTCATCCTTGTTGGTGCCAATAAGATTAAATTTAAGAAGAGCAATACAATATCTGTCAACAAGTTCGATTACGGGAAACCTATACATGGATTAGAACCTCGGGGAAATATCTAATAAACTTATCCATACGATTATTTCTTTTACTAAGAATTTTTTCTTTAATCTCATCAAAGAAATTCCAAGCCAAAGGAAGAAACAAAATCCTATCACTGCTTTCGTTTGCCAATGTATCCGGCGACAAGATGGGAATATTCATTCCCGGTGTAAAAAAGTTTTGTTTCAATTTATTATCGTCTACAATATAATCTAGTTGTATTTGTTTATAGTTTAACAGGGTATTTCCTTTGGCAGCGGCTCCGTAGCCAATAATTTTATATCCTTGTTCTTTGTATTCTAATATCCTATCTTTCAACAAATTTATATTGGTTTCTACAAAGTATCTCCATCTGTCATAAGTGTCCAGGCTGAAAAGACCCTGGTCAGTTTCTTCAATTATTCTATCTTCAACTCTAATGTCTGTAGATGCTTTCTTACTTACAATAAAAATATAGCTAGTTCCATGTACAGGAGTTTTTATGACATCAATTAGGTATAATCCCGATCTTTCACAGGCCAATTTCATGCTGTAACTGTTAAAGAAGTTTATGTGTTCATGATATATTGTATCAAACTCTTTATTAACTATCATATTTGCTTGACTAGTTTGTATGAATAAAAGGCCGTTGTCGGTTAGAATTTCTCGACAGGTCTTCAAAAAGTCAACTGGATTAGGATTATGAGCAAATACATTTTGAGCAACAATAAGATCAAATTTATCTTTAACTTTTGGAAGTACTTCTGGAGAGAAAAAGTCAACTATAATATTATGATTTTTTGAACTGTTTAAGGATAAATTTTCAGCAGGGTCTATGCCAAAAGTTTTACATCCTAACTGTTTGTAGTAATCTAATTGTGTGCCGTCATTACAGCCTATATCTAACACAGAATGCGGCTGTGTATAAAAATACTTAAGACTAAAATCGGCAAACCACCGACTATAATCTTGCATGGTTTTACTAGTGCCTGTAGTATAGAGATAGTTTTTATAAATTATTTCAGGATCAACTATATGCGTGAGTTGAATATGAAAACAATTCTCACAGAGGTTAATTGCTAAGGGGTAGTGTTGCTGACTTTCCGGTGCCGCTGTATATGAATTAGCCAAAGGTTGTTGGCCGAGATCAAGGGCTAGTTTTAATTTTGTAGAACCACAGGCAAGGCAATGATCTACATATTTTACATCCATAACCAATCCTGATTGCTTAGAGTCCAACGTACCATATTTTCAAGCCTTGTATCAAATTTTTCTTTGGGTTGCCATCCTAGATGTTTCATATATTCTCCACTAAGGCTGTATCTAAAATCGTGTCCTGGTCTTTGTTTATCAAAACTTACTATTTTATATTTTAAAGGTTTGCCTACGATTTCAGCTACTTTGTAGGCAAGGTCTAAATTGCTAATCTCAGTGTCTCCTACAATATTAAATTTTGGACAGGTTGCTCCTCCAATTCGGTCAGCTAGCGGAAAGCCTTTATGAGGAAGATTCATAATGAACATTAGAGCGTCTGCCACATCATCGGCATGAATCCAATGTCTGAGCCCGCTGACAGTACCAGTTTCTTCATCTCCGTGAATAATTACTTCTTGGCCTTTGAGTAGCGATTTAATAATTAACCCTATAAATTTTTCAGGATTCTGTCTTTCACCGAAAATGTTCATTGTATGCGTACAATATATTGGCATCTTATAGGTGTTTTCATAGGCCACACACAGCTCCTCTGCACCCGCTTTACTGGCGCTGTAAGGACTACGGCTGTTATACCTGTCATATTCCTTATAATCTATACCTATTGGCGCATTGCCAAACAACTCATCTGTGCCAAAATTGATAAACTTTTCTAAGTCGGGCAAATTTTTTCTAGCATACTCTAATAAATTACAAGTACCTACAACATTATCCAATACAAATGCCATAGGATTTTCAATACTTCTCGGTACATGACTACCTGCAGCCAGATGAAATATGTAGTCAACATGTCCTATCTGTCTTGATATTTGAGGATTTATTTCTGCTTTTAAATCATGAAACACTACCTTTACTCTTTGAGCTCGATGTCCTACTTCTAATTTTATATCAGCAAGCCTGTTCAAATTTCCAGCAAAGTCTAATCTGTCTAGGCAAACCACGTTGAAATCTGTATTCAGTAAAATCGTTTTGAGAACGTGATGCCCGACAAATCCTGCCGCACCTGTTAAAAGTATAGTTTTCATAGAAATATTTATCTACCTATATAATAGGTTGTTAAATACAGTCAAGGAGACTTAAATGCTTACCCTTTCGGAATCAGCCAAAGAAAAAATCACAGACCTATTAATTGAAGAAAATGATCCCGCAGTGAAATTGCGAGTGTTTGTTCAAGGCGGAGGATGTTCTGGATTCAGTTATGGTTTTACCTTTGACACAGAGCAGGCTGAAGATGATTTTGAAATCCTAGAAGGTCATGTAAAACTATTGGTAGATTCAATGAGCGCACAGTATTTGTCCGGAGCCAATATTGATTTCCAAGACGACCTACAGGGCAGTAGATTTGTCATCCAAAATCCCAATGCTAGCACTACCTGCGGCTGCGGTAGCAGTTTCTCTGTTGAATAATTTGGCAAAATATCACTTGACTTTTGGTTAGGCATATAGTATAATATGCTTATCATCAACCAACAGTATATTCATAAATGAACATACCCTGCGAACAGATTATCGCCCAACTCGAGGCCGATAACAGCCGTCTAGCCAAAGAAGCTATCATCCAAGAACATGCGGATAATTCCGAGTTGTTTGAAGGGTTTCGTATGGCCCTGGACAACTTGTATACATTTGGCGTAAAGAAAGTTCCCAGTCACGGTGGTCCAGATGGACAGGGACTGCCCTGGGCGGCTTTTAAAGAACTGGCACATTTATTGTACACAAGACAGCTCACAGGGCACGATGCTCGAGATGCTATCGAATTAGCTCTGTCTGCCAGCACACAGGCACAGTGGAATGACTGGTATCGCCGCATTCTTATCAAGGATCTGCGCTGTGGTGTCAGTGAAAAGACTGTAAACAAGATTAAGAAAAATGCTGTGCCCGTGTTTGAATGTATGCTGGCACATGATGGCGCTAATCACGAAAAGAAAATTGTAGGCAAAAAGCTAGTAGAGCCCAAGCTCGACGGTGTGCGTGTTCTCACTATTGTGAACTGTGAAAATCGGACAGTATCCCAGTATACTAGAAACGGTAAACTTCTAGAAAACTTTGGCCATATCACAGCGGCTATTGAAAAGCATATTGACCTTATTGGACGTTCTGTGGTCCTCGATGGCGAAATGGTTAGTTCCAGCTTTCAAGCTCTGATGAAACAGGTTCATCGTAAGGAAAATGTACAGAGTGAAGATGCTCGATTGATGCTGTTTGATATTGTGCCTCTCAGCGAATTCCGCAAAGGCAAAAGTGTTCTGGGACAGCGTCGCCGCAGTAATCTGCTACGCGGCATGAAGGAAATCTTTGATACGATTGGCCATATTGACATTATTCCGCAGGAAGAATTTGATTTGGACAGCTATGTAGGAGAACTTCAGTTCAAACAGTTCAACAAAGATGCTATTGAACA